TTTACCTTAAAAAGGGTAGTGGTGTTAATGCCCCAGATTGGATAACAGTATTTTTTAATGCCGCAGGTTTTGGTGTAACCTACGTTGCGGCTTTTAATATAACAACTGTACAAGCGGGGTCTGTCGGAGCCGGAGTTAGCAATCCGACAATTCAATCTGTAGGTAATGGTTGGGTGCGTTGCTCTATAACTGCAACCGCCACAAGCACAACTAGTTCATCCGGCGTAGGCGTTGGATTTAATAATAACGCTAACACGGCTTCTTTACCTTCTTACGCTGCAAATTCAGGTGAAAACGTATTTATCTGGGGCGCAGACCTCCGCCCCGCCAGCCAAGCCACGGGCCTGATCGGCCCCACCTACCAGCGCGTGGTGGACGCGGCGACTTATGACACTGCGGGGTTTTTGCCGTATCTGCAGTTCGACGGCCTTGACGATTCGATGTCTACCAACAGCATCGACTTCAGTGCTGGGGACAAGATGACGGTTTGGGCGGGGGTTAGGAAGCAAGCTGCAAGCTTGGGAATGATTGCGGAGCTTAGCGCATCAGTTTCCACAAATAACGGCTCATTCTACTTTGTGGCAAACAATGGCACCAATGATTATGGCGTGTCGTTAAAAGGCACTGCTCAAGCTACGTATCAACCTGTAACATACACCAATCCAATTACAAACGTGTTGTCTGCAGCTTTTGATATTGGTGCCGCAGCTATTGCCGACGAGAATAAGCCTCGCGTTAACGGCGTTCTTGAGCAGGACAACCCAACTGGAGCCGATGCTGGCACCGGCAACTTTGGCAACTACCCGCTTTACATCGGCCAACGCGGCGGCTCCACTCTGCCGTTCAACGGCTGGCTGACAAGCCTCATCGTCCGTGGCGCACAGTCCACGCAAAGCCAGATTGAGGCGACGGAAAGCTGGGTCAACGGAAAAACTGGGGCTTACTGATGGACGTCTACAGAAACATGATCGTCACAGCCGAAGAAGCCCCGCTAGCCCGCCTAGTGTGCTCAACTCTCGGTGGCCTGCCCTACGAGGGCATGTTTGAAATCGGCCTGTCGCCCACCGGCGACGAGCCTGCAACGCATTACATCAGCTCTGGCGGCGTGAGCGAGGGCTTTGCTAAGCTGGCGCCGTTCAGCACATGGGCCTGGAAGCAACCAGATCCCGATCAGCCTGGGCAGTGGGTGGAGACGGAATACAGCCCCGGCTACCCGCAAATCACTGCCGAGCGTTGTGTGGAAGCTGGGCTAGAGGTGACGCCCGAGGCCATCGAAGTCATGTACGCCGCATCTGACGTAACGGACGAACCTTGGCAGACGGCGCTGGCGCGGATGAATCTGCAACTCATCAGGCCGCCAGTGCCGGAAACCAACGATTCAGCACAAACCGAAAACGTGGTGGTATAGTCCGCCGAAACCTTACCGGCCAGGTTGACCGGGGATTCTTCGGAATCACATGGATCAGGATCAAATCCCAGTAGCGGAACCCGCGGTAGCGGAACCCGTGCAAGCGCCCGAGGCGACGGCGGCCCCGGAAAACGCAACCGAACAGCCGGCAGATCAGCAGTCAAGGACTTTCTCTCAGGAGGAGGTTGATGCTCTGATCACCAAGCGGCTCGCAAAAGAGCAGCGCAAGTGGGAAAAACGCATCGCCCAGCCGCAGCAAACTGCTGCGCCGGCAGCGCCGCCCAGTGCTGACCAGTTCGCCAGCGTCGAAGAGTATGCGCAAGCACTCGCCGAACGCAAGGCGCATGAACTGGTGCAGCAGCAAGAGGCTCGCCGGCAGCAGGAAACTACGCTGGAAGCCTATCAAGAGCGGGAAGAAGTTGCCCGGGAAAAGTACGCCGATTTCGAGTCGGTGGCGCTGAACCCGAAGCTGCCGATTACCGTTGTGATGGCCGAGACGATTCGTGCCTCAGATGCAGGCCCGGACGTCGCGTACTACCTCGGGAGCAATCCCAAGGAGGCGGATCGTATTTCCAAACTGCCGGCTTTTCTGCAGGCCAAGGAGATTGGGAAGATCGAGGCCAAGGTGGCCAACGCTCCCCCGGTCAAACGCACGTCCGCAGCCCCTTCACCGATCACGCCAGTGAACTCGCGCCAAACGTCCACGCCGGCCTACGATACGACGGACCCCCGTGCCGCCAAGTCGATGTCCACCAGCGAATGGATCGCGGCCGAACGCGAGCGCCAGGTCAGGAAGTGGGAAGCACAGCATCGCAATCGCTAACTGAAAGGAAACAGTCATGGCTCAGTCGCTTCTGACCATCGACATGATCACCAACAAGGCGTTGGAGATCTTGGAGAACAATCTGGTCATCACCCGCAACGTCAACCGTCAGTACGACGACTCGTTCGCCGTCGAGGGCGCCAAGATCGGCGACACGCTGCGCATCCGCCTGCCGGATCGCGCGCTGGTCACCGATGGCGCCGCCCTGCAAGTCCAAGAGGTCAATCAGCAGTTCACCACGCTGACTATCGCATCGCAGAAGCACATCGGCGTGAACTTCACGTCGGCCGAGCTGGCGCTGTCGATGGACGACTTCGCTGACCGCGTGCTCAAGCCCCGCGTTTCGCAACTGGCCGCCAGCATTGACGCCGACGTTGCCAACGCCTACAAGGACATCTTCCAGTCCGTGGGCACCCCCGGCACCGTGCCGGCCACCTCGCTGGTGCTGCTGCAGGCGCAGCAGAAGCTCAACGAGGCCGCTGCCGTCATGTCGCCGCGTTACGCCACCGTCAATCCGGCGGCCAACGCGGGCCTGGTGGAAGGCATGAAGGGCCTGTTCAACCCGACCAGCACGATCTCGCGCCAGTTCAAGAACGGCATGATGGGCGAAGGCATCCTCGGCTACGAGGAGATCAACATGTCGCAGTCCATCAAGGTCCACACGACCGGCTCGGCCTCGCGGTCGGACACGCCCATCGTGAAGACCACGCTGACCAACGGCGCGACCAAGCTGACGCTGGACAACGTGACCGACGGCCTCACGCTGGTCCCGGGCGACGTGTTCACCATCGCTGGCGTGTTCGCGGTCAACCCGCAGACCCGCGAGTCCACCGGCTCGCTGCAGCAGTTCGTGGTGCAGAACACGGTCACCTCGGCCTCCACCGAGTTCGTGGACGTCGAGTTCACGCCGGCCGTGTACGCGCCCACGCAGGCTCTGGCCACGGTCAGCAAGCTGCCGGCCGCCAGCGATGTCGTCACCTACCTGGGTGCGGCTTCGACGGGCTACCCGCAGAACCTGGTGTACCACAAGGATGCCATCACCTTCGCCACGGCGGACCTGCTCCTGCCGCAAGGCGTGGACATGGCCTCCCGCAAGGTGCACAACGGGATCTCGATGCGGATCGTGCGCCAGTACGACATCAACAACGACCGGATGCCCTGCCGGATTGACGTCCTGTACGGGTACAGCGTCATCCGCCCGCAGATGGGCGTGCGGATCTGGGGGTGATGCCATGTCATTCACGCGCCCCATCGGCGTTGCGTTCACGGACCAGGATCTTGACGATGCCACGCTGGGGGCCTCCCCCAGCGCCGGCGGCAAGGTCGGGTTCTACGGCACCACGCCTGTCACGCAGCGTTCCAACGCAGCACAAGCAACGTCCGCCGTTGGCACTGCCAGCAGCGCGGACGTGACGACTGCCCTCAAGGCCGCCGTCATCGAGATCATGAACACGCTGCAGGCTATTGGTCTGTGGAAGGGTGGCGCTTAAGCGCCAGAAAGGAACATCATGTCCAACGCAAACTTTGAAGCGCCCAAGATTGGCGACGGCCAGCAGATGGGCGACGGCAACGTCGAGGAAACCCTCAACGTCGGCCGCAGCGGCCAGCCCGTGCAGATGCAACCCACTGCCACCGGCAAGGTCGGGTTCTACGGCACGACGCCGATCACGCAGCGCACCGCTGCCGTGGCTACCTCAGCAGTCGGCACCGCGTCGTCTGCTGATGTCACCACGACGCTGAAGGCTGCCGTGATTGACATCATGAACACGCTGGCCGCTCTCGGCCTAGCCAAGGCTGCGTGATCAAGGTGCTTCATGCGGGATGCGGCCGAGAGCCGCTTCCCGAGTGGATACAGGGTCAGGAGACTCGTCTGGACATTGACCTAGGCGTTTCTCCTGACTTTGTTGCCCCCATGACCGACATGGGGGACATTGGCCAATACCACATTGCATACTGCTCGCATGTGCTAGAACACATGCCGCCGCACGAAATTGTGCAAGCGTTGAACGAACT